CAGCATCCCATTTAAAACATTCACCATTATGAATTAATGCAATAAGAGTTGTACCTAAATTGTCCAAGGACCATAGTCCAGGATCTGTTACTGAGTCCGTGTTAGAAGCAGGTGAACCCCACCCTGTAAAAGAAGATGTATTAGTAATTGCTGCAGTAGCTCCGTGTGAAGAACGTGGAGAACCTCTTGCTGCTCTTGTAATTCCTGTAATAAATTTATTAGCAACATCTATTCCGGTATAAGAAATTTCTTCTGCTCCCACTAAAATAAAATTAGTTCCTGAACTTGGTAATCCTGTTATAGAACTTAATGTAATAGTTGTAGCATTACCATTATTTCCTTGAGTATCATCGGCTAAGGCACCAGCCAGTGTAAGACCTGTTGGCGTAGGACCTGAAATAGTTCCACCAAATTGTGATATACCCCAACCAAAAGCTCCTAATTGTTCTGCTGGTCCAACTGGGTAATAAAAATTAACATCTGCTTGTCCTCCTGTTCCTCCAACACCTGTTTCATTAGATGCCATAGTAACATTTATTTGAGTACCACTTCCAATTGAAGTAATCATAAATTTTTTATTGTCAAAATCAGTTGCTGTAAAATTACTTGTTGCGGGAACCGTGGTACTTGCGCCACTAATAAAAATAATATCTCCAGCTAACATTCCTGATGTAGAACTTATAGTAAAAGTAACTGTTGGTGATCCATTAACAGTAGTGATAGTTGCTGCAGCAAACGTAGATTTAATAGGATGAATATCATAAAAAATACCTCCTGAATAAACGTATAAAATTCTATTAGTTCCTATAGCTGAGTAGTTAATTGAACCTGTACTAACTAAATGATGTTGTGCTCTTGCTGCACCTGTTAATTTTTCTGCACCTAATTGATTCCAACCACCTATTTTTTCTGGCGATTGATATCTAAACCTAACATTTTCTCCACCCACCCACTGACTTTCAGCACCTGTAGGAGTAATTTGTTTATTAAATCCTGGTAAAAAGGCTATTTTTTGTAGCATATAAAATCCTGTTTACTAGGTAGTATATCAGATTGTGAATGATTTCAATAGATTTAAAGTAAGGGGAATCAGTGGTGGATCATCCCCTCACAAGATTAAATTATATATTATTTTTTAGTTACTGTAAAGCCCTTATAATAACTAGGTAAACCTAGCATAGGACGTTTATCAAATTTGTTTTCTTTAGCAGATTTTGCTTTAGCATTATTATAATGTAAAAATACTTGTGCACAATCTTTGCCTTCAAAAGGTTCTCGCCAATGCTCTAATTCACAACCTGAATAAATTAACATATCCCCTGGTTTAAGTTCTACTTTTATACCAGCTTGACCTGTCTTTCCTGTTGGGTCTAAATATATGGGCCATGACTCACCACCTAGGTTTAACGTAGTAGATACTTCACATGAATATCTATCTTTATGTCTAGCTAGGATATCTCCTTTTTTATAAATTCTTGCATAGGAATAAGTAGGATATAGCTTTAGTCCAGTTTCAGATTCCATCTTAGGGTTTAATTTACCCAATAAAGTTTCCATAACCATATCACTATAGTGTGAATAAGTGTTTGGAACTTGTTCGTCATTCCATACACCATACTCAGTGTTAAATGGTGATAGATATTTTTGATCAAATAAAAATCTTGCCGTTGTTCTTTTATGTAAAAAGTAATTATAAACAAAACTTGCTAACTCGGGTGAGATAGCTTGTTTTAACACTATATATTTATTTTTTTTGAATGACATTTAATGCTCCTTTCGAGATTGCTTGGCAGTTCCAATGAATAAATCTAAACGGTTCTATACCTAGATCCACCCCATATTGATGAGGCATGTAGGACGGAAAGAATATCATTCTACCAGGTTGGACTTTGTAATGCACAGCTGAACTGGCATGAGTTATTTTTGTTTTATCTAATTCAGGTAAAAGATTCATAAGATTACCTGGTCTTGGATCTTCAAACAAAGGCATAGATGTTTTATCACTAGCTTTTAAAAAATAAAAACCAGAGATATGACCATTCCAATGTGTATGTAATGTATGATGACCACCTCCACTTTTAGCAAATTCTTGTACCCACATTTCTGTAGTAAATAATTGATGACCACGCATATCAAAACCCATCTCAAGTAATAAATTATAAGATGTTGCACCTATATAATCTGTTAAAATTTTAAATTTAGGATCTCCAATTAAAGTTGTAGAATGATAAACACTACCGAGATCACCTGTAGTTTTATTTGTCTTGTTTCGTTTGTCTATGTCAGGTTGCATAGTTTTTTTAGCTGCATCAATATAAGACTCAGATGCTTTGTTTATATCATCAACAAATTCTGGTGCATCACCAAACCATATAGGACATTTAAAATAATCCTCTCTATTTAATTGTTGAGGGTATTTTGGTTTCTTAATTCTTTTCTTTTTCATATCTTTCCTATTTAAATGGCCATCCGAGATTCCAGATTACTAGACTATGTCTAACACCACGTTTAACCGGTTTTACTCTATGCCATACATCAGAAGGAAATACAACTAAAGAACCTTTAGATTTTATTTCTTTTAATATATGAGTGTTTGCTTTTTTACCTGGATCCATGTTTCTACAATCAAATTCTAGTTCACCACCACTATAATCTTTACCATCAGATAAAGATAACGTTACAGATAATTTTCTTTGTTTACCATGACTTGGTGTGTTGGGTTGATTGTAAGGTCTATCCCAACTATCACAATGCCAATCATAATACTGGCCTTTTTTATATTTTGTAAATTGACAGTGTTCACTATAGTCCCAGTGAAAATTCCAATTAGCATCTTTATTGGCTTGATGAATATAAGGGTGAATTGCATTATAAATCCAACGTTCATCTAACCAAATTATATCGGAGTCTCTTTTCTTTTTTAAATCCTGTACTTCTTTTGTATTTAATTTTTTATGACCAAGTCCACCGGTGACTGCCATTTGATCTTGTAAAGATTTTGCATACTTAACAATGTCATCACAAACATGATGAGGTATGGCATCTTTAAACCAGTAGTAATAATTTTGTAATTGCATATGTCTTTATAAAAAGACTATAAAATAATTTTATGAAACTGTCAAGGTTCCTGTAACTGTGAACGTAGCTAGTTTGTCACCGCCTGGGTGTGTTGTTGAAGTATTAGTTCCCGGAGTAACCGCTAATGTATATGAAGAAGGTGTTCTAACAATTACTATACCTGATCCACCTAATCCACCTGCAGGGACACAAGGAGTTGCATTTCCACCAGAACCACCACCTCCACCAGTATTAACTGTACCAGCTCCACCTGGAGGAGAATTACCTACAGTGTTTCCTGCTCCACCACCACCTGCTCCACCAGTACCAGCAGTTGAGTTTTGTCCACCACCTCCACCACCACCAGCGTATGTAGTAGCGGGACCTAAAATATCATTAGGAGCACCATCTCCACCATTTCCACCAGGAGAAGGCCATGCTCCAGCACTTGCTCCAACAGCAGTTGCTCCACCACCTCCACCACCAGAACCATCACTTGTACCACCACCTGCAAATCCTTCAACAGGACTAAACCCACCAGCATTTCCTGCGCCACCAGAACCAGCTTCTCCAGCTCCACCACCAGAACCACCTGCGGCACCGACTTTTCTAGTAGGACCACCAGTAGTACCAGCTGCACCACCACCACTAGCTGTTATTGATCCCACACTTGAATTTGTTCCATTTGCTGCATTAGATGAAACAGCAGTTGGACTTGCTAATGCACCGGCTCCACCAGCCCCAACTGTAACTACGTTTGCAACGCCTGCAACTAAACCTATTGAACTTCCTTGTAAAGGACTAGGACCAAAACCAGAAGTTCTATAACCTCCAGCACCACCTCCACCACCTTGTCCATAACCTCCACCGCCGCCACCACCGACTACTAAATAATTTATACCACTTATAAGAACACTATTATCTGGCCATGATCCTTCTTCTACTGCTGCCAGTTGTGATTGCATTGACCACACACCACTTGCTTTATTTAATTGTTTTACAATAACTACACCTGATCCACCGTTACCACCATTATTTCCTGGTCCAACGGATCCTGTTCCACTACCTCCACCACCAGTATTAA